CACGTTTCATTAATAAATCAGTTTGTACAGTTTCATCTGTTCCCGGTAAAAATGAAGAAACAATCCCGTACCCGGTTAATCCCCCGGCAAGTTTTCCAAGTAAACCACTAATACCAAGGGCAGCATCTGCCGCTTTGCCTGTTGCAGAATCGTATGGGGCAGTTTGTGAAACTAACCCGGATACACCGCCACCGGCGCCTACCATAGAAGCTGGCGTATAAACTGTACCGCTACCAGGGTTTTTAGCTACGTATTGACCTAGGTTCTCCATGCCAGGCAAAGTTTGAGGAGTAAACCCACTGCCAGCGGTCATAGATGCAGAAGGTCCGGCAGCTACAATGTTTCCTGATTCAGTCATTCCAATAATGCTTGGCGCATTATTAAATACTGGGTTAGGCGCTACTTGATTTGTATGAGCTTGTCCTGCGTGGCCGCCGACCATTGAGCTAGCTGCATTAGTTACGGAGAAAAATCCAGACATCTCTTGGCGCATGCCCGAGAACCCCTGTCGGAGTTCTTGCATGGTCGCCTTGAGTTGGCTAACAATATTGTTGTTAGACGAACCCATGTTCATAGACTCTCTAGACATTGGCTACCTCCTTACTTTTCGCTGTGCTCGCTCAGTCCAGTTTGTACGTTCTCTAACAGATAAAGCTTTTATATCCGCTAAAGTCCATCCAATAAATGTTCTTGTTAAAAACTCATACTCGTCAAGAAGCCGTTCATATGCCCCTACGTTATATGCGAAACAAATCTAAAAGGCTAAGTGGTAGAGGAATATCTTCACCACATGCCTTGCAGACCTTTTTCACCTCCCCGAGGCGTGGACCTGGGTTGCGGTCTGTAATTGAAGTTAGTAGCTCACTACGTTCTGACATACCTAAAGCAAGTGCTGTTGGCGCTCCAATAGATGGGCTTCCGTTAACAGAGATGATGCAACCTCCCAAAATCATTGTATTAATTTCAGAGCTTGTCTTATCAATGTTATCCATAAGCTTCTTCTGTGTAATGCCGTTAGGTAGGCCTAAACGAACAACACCTTGCTTTGTTATTACTTCCCAAAATCTGTCAGCAATTGGGTCTGACAGCTCTCGGACAGGGACGTCATCATCTAAATCAACTTCCGTGTTTTGGTCAGTTGAGCAGTGAGGGCATCGAATAACTAGAGGGATTAATGGCCCAAAAGTTACTTTTCTAATGCCCAACAAGATGGCGTCCCTGTCTCCAGAGAGTAGAACATCTAAGTCGTCTCTAGTTACTTCTTTATCACCAAGTTTAACGAGGCCGCGTTGCAGCAATATGTTCAAAGCTTTAGCTGTTGAGCCAACCTTAGCAATAGCTTCTTCGTCAGCTCCATTGAGCTCACGAACTTCCGCCGTCTTTACTACTTCCCCTGTTGGGAGGATGTAGCCGCCAGGAAGCTTTACTGTGGTGTCTGAAGGTGCCTTAGTAACAATCTGTTGCGCAGGCTCCTCCATTGCTTTTTGTGCATACTGCTGTACTAGTTCCGCGTCTGTGATTATTTGAGTCACGTATTATGCTCCTTTGTTAGTGTTAGTTAAGTACTGTGCGACCGTCTGCTGGATTGTAGGCAGAGTCAGTAAAGAATACTGACAAACCTTCGTGAACCATGTTAATTGATTCAAACAAAATAGCTCCATCATTAGCATTTAGGTCTGTGTAGCTAAGTTGTGTAATCCAAGCGTTCTTAACATCAAAACCCATACGAGGGGTGTTTCCCGCCGCAGTGTTTGGGTGGTCCATAACCCAAATCTTTGCATTGACGCGGTAACCCTTATTAGATATAGCGCCTGATGTAATACCATCGCCTGATACAGCGGCAAAAAGACCGCGCATCCAAGTGATAGCTTGGTCGTTACCGTATAGAACACCACGTTGTAGTGTAATAGGTGTGAATGTAGTCATCCCAGGAATCTGGTGAACTGTGGTGTTGTAGCCACCTTCACGATACTGGATAGCCTGAGTTGTGATGTTGAGCCCGCCTACAGAAACAAAGCCACCGATAAACCCGGAAGACATTGCAGTTGTAGATGTTCTAGTGTCCGCTGAACTAATAATCTTAGGACTGAACACGGTTTCCCCGTTTTGGGCAGGGTCTGTAAATTCTACGATGAACCGAAACGAGCGTAACGGGTCCGTAGCTAGAGTAGAGAAGCGTTGAATTACGCTATCTGCTGTTGGATTTGCCATTGTGTATTATCTCCTTTACGCCACAGTAACGGTGGTTCCACCGTCAAACTGACCAATTTTAATTACTACGAACTCAGCTGGACGTTGAAGCGCCACACCAATTTCAATATGGACTTCTCCATTATCAATCGTTGCTTGCGGGTTGTTAGTGTCATCAATCTTTACAAAGAAAGCTTGGCTAGGTGTGACACCGCGAAGACCGCCCTGAGACCAGAAGTTCGTAAGGAAACTGGAAACAGTTGAGCGTAGACGACGCCATAGAGCTGGGTCGTTTGGCTCAAAGATTGCAAATTGAGTAAGGTCAGAAAGAGCCTTCTCAAGATAAATGAGTGTACGTCGCACAGGAACATATCGTGAGACATACGCTGGGTCTAGAGTACGAGCGCCCATAACTACAATTCCTGAGCCAGGTACAAACTTAATAGCGTTGACTGGGGCAGATGCTGAGTTCAAGCTATCAAGGTTTGCATTAGTTAGAGGTGTTACAGATACAGCTCCAGCAATACGTGACTGCAATCCAGCCGGTGCCTTAAAGACTCCGCGTGAATTGTCTGTCGACACAAACAAACCAGCTACAGCTCCACCTTGACCTATTAGCTTTGTAGCCCCTGTTGCAGAACCTGTTCCGCGGGTAGGGTCGCTAATAGTTACGCGTGGATAGTAAACCGCTGCGTATGATGTTGTTGTGTATGTAGCTGCAAGTGAAAGTTGGTTAGCTACTGAGTCATCTGTACCATCTGCGGCAACTTTACCGTCAACGATAACAAAAATATCTCCGCGGCTTACAGCGTAGGCAATAGCTGCGTTTACTGTGGTAGCGTCTGTAAACCCTGCTACGTTAAGTAGAAGAGGGTTGCGGATGGTGTCAAACGCAGAGTAGCTTATTACTGAAGTAACAGCTGTTCCATCGTTACCGCTTGATAGTGAGCCAGAAGCTACAGCAATGAGAGCTGGGTTCTTAGTGGCACCTGTAGAAGTGTTTCCTGTTACAGCAGTTGCTGTAATGTAACGTGAGCCTGCGTTAATAACAGATGGTGCATAACGTGCATCTGTTGCAGTCATTGATAGGTCTGTAAACTTTTCAACAACATAAGGTGCTGTAATTCCACCAAAGTAAATTGTTAAATCAAAGTAACCTGCAATGATAGAGTCGGTGATAGAAAATGAAACTCCATAGTATGCTCCACTGTTTACTGACCATACACCAGGGTTAGCTGCTGTAAGAGTAAGTGTGCTCTGTGGGCTACCTGCGCGGTCAAGAAGTGTACGAGTAGCAGAAGCTGCTCCAGAACCTACTACGCGGTTTACATAAGCCTGACGTCCGCCATTTGCAAAGAACATATATACAGCAAGGGCTAGGTCGTTCGAAGCTGTCACGTTCCAAGAACCAAACTTGTTTACGTAGTCGCTCCAAGAAGTAACTAGTGTAGGTGTGATTGGTCCACGGTCGTTTGGTCCAACAAAGGCACCAATGGTGTCTGAGCTTAGACCAGTTGTTGATTGAGATGGGTTTAACGTTTCCTGAACGTATACCCCAGGGCGTTCAAATGCCATTAGATGGTCTCCTTAGTTTTAGTCAAAAGTTCCATATATTTATACCGAGTAGTTTCCAGTAAGGGTATACGAGATAGTTTTCTTAACAGTCGAGACTGTCTTTGTAAGTGAAATAGCTTCTTGCGGAGTCATCTCACTTACTACTCGAACTGTTAGGGTGTTGCGTAGAAGGCGGCGGTTTCCCGTTTCGCTCTCTACTGTGTCGCGCTTCACATATCCATCAAGGAACATAGAACGATAAGCGGTCTCTGTATCTAATTGATTAGGGACTGCTAGTTTGCCGTACTTTGATGGAAACTTATTTAGTAGCTGAAACATGATTGCTCGGTCATGTCTAGGGTGTCTAGAGTGTGAAGTTACCTGATACACCAAGTCATACGCTATTGGTATTTCATAACCATACGCAGTTCCCGCAACAGGGGTTATGGTCCCGCGGTAATCACTATCATATATAACACCGGAGTGCTGGCGGTTATTTGCTGGCATGATATCTACAAGATTAATAGTAATAAAAGGAAATGTCTGGTCGCGTACTTCCACGTCGGGGTAACCAAACCACACCTTAACAGGTCTAGAGTTGATGGCGTCATCGGTTACAGACATGCCTTGGCATAGAGTTTTTAAAGCCAAATCTTCAGCAACAATAAATGTATTACCCAATTAACACCTCCGCTAGTAGCGCCGTAACTTCATCTACAGCTTTATCTAGTAATACGTTTTTAATTAAGTCTTCGCTACGTGAGATAAAAGGTCCAATTACAGAGTTTGGTAGGCCATACGGGGTGCCGTATTCTAAATTATCTACCTCATCTTGATACGTAGGCGGCACGTCTACATAGATAGCAGTTCCGTCATAATTTATAGAAATAGCTTCAACAATATAAGAAGGCCAACCGGCGGTTGTTGCAGCTTCTTTAAATCGGCTATTTAGAATAGGTAAGATGCGGTACGCGGCATCATTAGTATCTGCGGTTAAACTATCTTGATTTGGCATTCTTTATCGCTTTACCCGCTAGGATTCCTGCCATGAGTACGTACGTATTGCGTCTCGTGTCTGCGTTAGACGGGATGTTTTTAGTAATCTCTTGTATAAAAGAGACCTCATCCGGTTTATCAATCTTATTATCAGACATGGCTAACTCCTAGAAGCAAGGTAAAACGCAAGGGTACTGCTCAGTTCTCCGCATGAGAACTACTATAAGGATAAAGCAAAAGAGCCCCTTTCGGGGCTCAATCACTTACTTCTTTTTAATCTTATTGGCTAACGCCTTGTCCATCTTCATATCCGCCTTAGCTGATGGCTTCTTTGCATCCATCT